ATAAAAACCAAAAGCACCGTGGTAAGAAAGCTCCGTGATTCAGAAGGGAATTTGACGGGCGAAGATGAATTACAAGTAAGCGAAAGCGAGTTGGCTCCTAATTTGCAAGCAATGTCCGTTTGGCTGTACCACCATGATGAAGATTGGAGAAAGATTGAACGCAAACAAGATGAAGACGCTGATATTCCAACAGACATAGAGCATGGCATCAACATTGATTCCTGGATTAAAGACAAGCTGAAATGATAGTACCTCAAGAAATTTACCATCCATTATACGAGGATAAGGAAAAATTTATAATTCTTATCACCGGTGGGCGTGGTAGCGGAAAGTCTTTCAATGCTTCTACCTTTATTGAGCGGTTGACTTTTGAAATGACTCCCGTAGAGAAGATAGTTCATCAGATTCTTTACACCCGTTACACGATGGTTTCTGCCGGTATGTCTATCATCCCCGAAATGATGGAGAAGATAGATTTGGACGGAACCACGAAATATTTCAAGACCACAAAGACGGATATAGTCAATAAGATGACTAAGAGCC